CAGGGTGATGTGCTCCAGCGGACCGGCGCCGGGACCGTAGACCTGGGTGGCTGCGTCACTCACAGCGAATCCGGGGCACCGCATCTGCGACGATTCACGCATCCCGTCGATCGTCAACGTCGAGTTCGCGGGCACATAGGTGATGTAGTAGACGCCGAGAGTCGCGCAATCGTCGAGCTCGTCGGCGGTCTTTCCGAGCGGGTTCTCCCACACCCGGATCGACAGGTTCCGTAGCGCGCTGCTGCCGGAGCGCACGGTGATTCGCAGTGCCGCGTCCAGCCACGCGGGAACGAGGTCGGCGGGGATGTCGAAACACTGCCGGACCACCTTCAGCGGCAGGCAGACACAGTTCGTGGTGGCGGCCGGAACCCTCGGAGGCGCCGGGGGCGGCGGGCACAGCGGGTCCGGAGCGCAACCGGGCATGGGCACGTTCGAGCCAGGGAGGCAGTCCGGCGCGTCCGGGTCGCACCCGGGGTCATCGACCCACGTGATGTTGCAGTCCTCGTCACCGGTCGGTTCCGGCCACTCAGACGCCTCCAGCACAGGCACCGGGGACCGCCAAAAGAACGGGCTCGTCACGAGCTGGAACTCGACTTGATAGACCGGACGCGCGCCTGTCACGCACCCCTGACCAACAGGCGCGCGCCGGAGAATGTTCGGCCCCGATATCAAGGCCGCGTTCGCGAGTGTGCGGAGCTGATCAACAACCCCACTGTCCTCGCCCTCGCCTTCGCCGCTGTCGGGGTCGGGGCAGCACGCGAACAGGCACAGGTCGTCCCCGTTGCAGCCGGAGCAGCGTGCGCCCAACAGGGCGGACCGTAGCCACAGCATCCCGTAGTCCGCGCCACACTCGTCCTGGGCGAACAACCATCCGGTCACCGTCAGGGTTTTGGTGCCTGCGCGGGCGCACGACACGGTGCCACCGTCCCAGACCCGTTCAGTGACCGACCGTTCCAGTGGCGAGTCCAGCAGTCCCTCGATCTGCTCGATCCACAAACCAGCGAACCGGGCCGAGCGCGGGTCGGATGGATCGAACCACGGTGCCGGGTCGACCTCGGGAATGGTGTATGGGGCGTCCCCCACCGCCTCCGGAATGGTGTCGCAAACACACCCATCCCCAATGTTGGCGTAGACGGCAGTGCGGGCGTTCGACGCGATCTCCGTTCCCGCCAGCTCCAGATAGGTTTCCAGCACGTCACATCACCCCTCGCGTCGCGGCATCAACTCGGGTGCGGATCTGCGCGGCGATAGCGCGGGGGTCGCTCGCAGCCGTGGTCACCGTGAAGTAGTTCGTCACCGACCTCGTTGTCTGCCGTGACGGACCTGACGACGCCGCCACCGGTGTCCCAGACGCCAATGCCGAGGACGTCACCGGAGCAGATAATGCGACGTTCCCTGGACTGTTACGGCTTGACCCGCCCCCGCCAGCAAACGGCGAACCGCCACCAACCCTGCGCCGAGCCGCAGCAGCAGCCGCCGCAGCCGCGAACGCCGCAGCAGCCGCCGCAGCAGCAGCGACACGGGACGCATTCGCCGAAATACCGGCCTGCAACGATCGCATCATCGCTGCACCAGCCGAGTACATCCGGTCGTTGTAACGCGACACGGACGACACAACCCGAGGTGCCACACCACTGGCGGCTGACACCACCCCGTCACCACCAGCACGGGTCGCTGAAGCCATCCCCGCCCAACCCGACCGCGTCGCCGAAATCATCCGGTTCACACCGGACTGCACCGCCGAACCCTGCTGCGTCATCGTCGATGACGTAGTCGACAGCATCTGCTGCCACAAAGTCGTGGACAGAGCCGCCATGCCAGTCAACCCCGTGTTCCATACCGTCGACATCGACCCCATCGACATGACCACCGTTTGCGCCAACAACTGCGACGACATCCCCGCCGCCGCAGTAGACGACTGGTACGTGCCGAGCGCGGTAGACAACCCGGTGACGCCTTCCTGGGCGGTGTACGAGGCAGGAACCAACCCACCAAGGTAGCCGTCGAGGAACTGGCTCCCCTCTCCCGCTTGACCAGCGGATTCACCTAAGCCACGCATCGATTCGTTCAGCTCGTCGACCGGGGGTTTCGCGGCCTCCGCGCCCTCACGCAGTTCGTCCACGCCCATCAGCTCGCGCAGGCTGCCGATCGTCGGCGGCCCGGTGGTCTTACCGAGCAGCGTGTCAATAAGTCCATTGAGGTCACCGACCTCCGCGCGCGCCTCACGCAACGCCGACCCCAACTGGTGGACACCAGTGAAATCGCCGGTCGACGCCGCGTCCAGCGCGCTACGGACCGCCGTACGAGTCTCTTCCGAGATCCCGGGGATCTTCGCGATCTCTTCGCGCATCTTGGTGATCGCGCCGGAATCGCCCTTGGCTGCGGCGTCCGCCAGCTCAATCAGCCGCTCACGCGCACCCGCCGCCGGTACTTTGATCTCGCCGATAGCTTCGCCCATCGACCGGAGGCGGGCGTTGACCTCATCGGTTTTGCCAGTGATCTGGTCCCACGCTTCACCGACCCAGTTCGCGAAATCACCGATCCAGCCACCAACGGTGCCGATGAGGTCCACACCCGTGATACCCCTGATGATCTCGTTACCGATGGTGATGCCGATACCGATCGGGCCCGCCATCGCAGCACCGACCTTCAGGGCGGTGCCGATCGACGACCCGATGTTGTCGCCCTCCGCCTCGACCGCATCACCCATGCCGCTGAACGCGGCGGACACCACACCCACAATCGCGCCTGCGCCGAGCGTGCGCCGGAAACCACCCTTGAGCCGGTCACCGATCCGACTGCCGGCCTTGCTGGCGCGTCCCTCAGCGCGAGTGCTTTCCCTGTCGATCTGACCGGCGATCTCCTCGCCGACACCGTCAGCGGCGCCTCTCGCCGCCTTGCGAAGGTTCATGTTCTGGAACGACGACCGGAACTTGCGGATCGCTAGCGCCGCCGCGAGGACGATCGCCGGCATGCCCCCTAGTGCGTCGTTCAAGGAGACGACGACGTCCACGATCGGTCCGACGAGACCAGCGGCCAAGCTGAGAGCGGACGCGAGTGTGCCGCCCATCGCTGACGCGATGCCGCCGATAATCGGCAGCAACGGCAGCAGCGACTTGCCGAGCTCCATAGCTCCGCCTGCGAGGTCTTGCACCGCAGGCAACACGGTGTCCCCGAAGAACTCTGCGATGCCAGAGGATGAGAGCGCCGCCGAAACGTCCTTGATCGTCTTCGGCAGGTTGTCCATCGCGTCAGCGATCCGGTCGGCCATCTGCTCGACCTGCGGCCCAAAATTGTCCAGACCGCCCTTGGTGAGGGCGGAGAACGCGTTGATGACCCGGTTTTTCGACCGCTCCCACGACGCCGAAAACGTTTTCGACGACGCGTCGCTAGCGGCGTCCATCTGCTTGAAGAAGTCCCCGCCCGCGTCCTCCAGCGCCCCAAGAACGGTGTCGATCTTGACGGCGCCGTCGGTGACCTTCTCCATTGCTTTCGGCACATCGGTGCCGAGTTTCGCGGCGAGCATGTCCCACATCGGCAGCCCGGACGCGGAGATTTGGTTGATTTCTTCTGCTGTGGCTTTGCCCTGGTTCGCGATGGAGGCGAGCGCGTCCCCCACCGAGTCCAGTTGTTCAGAACCTCCCCCCGCGACGGTGAGCGCGGTCTCCAAGTTCTGCATGATTGTGATGGCCTGGTCGCCGGAGGACCCGACCCACGCCAGTGACTGCGCGACACGCGCGAACACGTCCGCTGTGCCGACAGAGCTATCGGCGAATGTGTCCTGGATCCGGGCGATCATGGATTCGGCTTTGTCGGCGGAGCCGTACATGCCCACCAGCGCGGCCTCAACGCGCTGCAAATTTGTGGCGGTGGTGAATGCTGACCGGCCCAGCTGCGCCACCCCTACCGCGGCGATGGCTGAGCCGGCCAACGCGGCGGTTTTCGCTACCCCTGCCAGACTCGCACCCAAACTCCGAGACAGGCTCGACCCGTACGCGGCCCCAGCAGCCTCGCCAGCGCTGCCCATCTCCTCAGCAGCGTCCCGAGCAGCGTCCGCGCCGAGATCGCCGGGTGACACACCGTCGACGCTGCGGCGTAACGAGTCAGACAACCGATCCGTATACGCCTGCCCTGCCTCATCCCCAGCTCGGCCGAGCTGTTGTTCCATGTCCCGGCCGAGTTGTTCAGCAGGCTGCCTCAGAGCACGACGCAGCCGAGGTCCGACGTCGCTGATATTCAGCTCGACGTCGACCTCGACTGAGCCCAGATTTCCTGGACTGGTCACCCCTCGAACCCCCTGTGCACGCCCCCACGCGCATGATCAGCGTATTCCGCCCGCCTGGGGGTTGGGCGGAATACGCTGGCTAGCCTTTGCCGGACAACAGCGATGACTGCTGCGACATGGCCTGCATGAACGCCGCCCCGTCCTCACGGGCGGTGGACCAGAACTCGTCCTCCGGATCGCGGTTCGACCGACCTGGCAACGGCCGGAGAAGTTGTGTTTCGATCTTGTAGCGTTCCTTCGGGTCGGACGGCATGATCCACGAGAACGCGACGTTCAGCGCCCTGTCGATCGGCAGTTCCATGAGATCCACCCCCCGCAGCAGCAAGTGCCCATCCAGCTCGTCCCAGTTCGTCGCAATCCAGGAGATCAGTCGGATTGCGACTCGGTAGGGCGGCCCGTCACCGTTTCGATCGCGTGCTCCACAAACTGGCTG